TCATAATTGTCTCCATTCACTTGATCTCCCAATCTTGCCACCAGCTGTGCCTTGCCGTTGATCAACACTTTGGCAGAAGCAGTGACTATCTTGCTGGTGTGTCCACAGTCAGCACGCACTTCATCTCCCAGTCTGGCATATCCTCTTTGTTGATTGCCTATCACATTCTGTGACGATGAGATGATTTCTCCAGACTGATCACCGTGTATGTCACAGGTACCTTCTGTTTTGTCTCCCAATCTTGCTAATCCTCTGATGCTCATAATTTAAATTTAGGTTTATGGATAAAAAATTTTATTAATATCTTCGATCATATCAGTGGCTGCTGACAGCATGGAATTTTTTTGAGCTAAGAATGCTGCTCCAGCTGATTCACCAGCTGCCTTCACTTGATTGAGAGCTGTGCTGGCTGCTGCTTCTAGATTGGGTATGCCTTCACCTGCTGCTTTGGATAGTATGCTCTCTAACTCAGGCACTAGGGCTGTGATGTCTTCTGGCAATCCTGCCACTGTGTCTGTGACTCCTGCGCAACCACAAGCGCTGGTGATGTTGACCGACTGCACCAACAACGGTTTCAAACTGTCCAAAGAGGATTCAATGCCTCCCACTGATGCAGTGATAGTGCTGACTGCACTGCTGGCTACGCCTTCAAATGTACTTAACGCTTCTGTGAGGTCATCCAACGCATCTGGATCTAAAGTAGACACATCAATACTGTCCAACAGCGATCCAAGATTGACCGATCCCAGTTCAGGCAATTCTATGTCACCGGTCAAAAGATTGCTCATGTCACCAGCCACTGCCATCAGTTTGGGAATTTGTGCCTGCACCGCTGCCTCAGCGTCTTTGGCCAATTGTATTGCATCACCCCCCACTGTGGCTCCCAAGGTGCCCATGAGGTCGCAGGCACTGCCTGCTGTGAGTGTGAGATCTTTGGCTTGCTCCTTCATGGAGTCCAGACTGGAAGTAAGTGCTTCTGGTATTATCATATGATGCTCTTGTTAAATGTGTCAGGTATGCTGGACAGTTCAGTGCCTTCAATAGGTTCAATGGTATTGGCATCTGTCTTGCCTGTGCTGACTCTGGTTGGATTTAAATTCTCATGCTGTGACCAAGGTTCATGCTGTGGCACTCTTTTCATGATGTTGCCATAGCTCTCACCAGGATTGTTGTGTGTGCTAATAGATTGTGCTGATTGCGCAGTGGCCAATCCATTCATCATGTTGATCTGTGTGCCTGAATCCAGATTGATGTTGGCTCCTGAATGCAGATTAGTCACAGATCCCACCACTATGTTCTGATTGGCTCCCACTTTGAGGTTGTAATTGGCCATGCTCTCCATATTGATGTTGGATCTGCTCTTGATGTTGACGTTGCGACCTGCTTCGATGTTGACATCTCTGTCTGCTTTGAAATTAAAATCTGTTTGAGTATGAATGCTCACACTGTCCTGTGCAAATATGTCCAATTTTCCATTAGCTGTCATTTCTATCCATGTGGTGCCTCGGGCATTGCCAATATAAATCAAATCTTCTGAATTGTGCAGCAATATTTGATGACCTGTTCTGGTTCTGATACGCACCAATTCATTGTGAGGTATGGTTTCATCTGCCAATATGTTAAAGTTAGAAATGTTGTTCCTGATGTAACTGGAAGGTCCTGTGGCTGCAGATGTCTTGCGCACAAATTTATCATCACCATCATCCATCACTATGCTGCTGCCGCCCAGCCTAGAATAGTATCTACCACCTTTGCCTCTGGCACTGCCACGTTTGTCCACAGGTCCTGGAGTGCTGATGCCAAACACACTGCTGGGCACTTCTCGTCTGGCACTGGTGGTGGTCAATCCTCTGATTTCGTCAGATATCAGACCCTGGTTGTTGAGAATGTTCACAAAATCTTGATTGATAGGTTTAGAATTTTTTGTTGCATCAGTGATATTTTTCAAATTGCCTAATAATTCTTTGTTGTACTCTCCCACTGGTAACTTTTTTCCTATCTGTGTGGGATCGTTGGTAGTGTCTGTGAAGGTTGTGGCAGCTCTACCGTCTGGCAACATAAAGTTTTGATTTTCTGCCTGCACACATCCGATCCAATATCCTTTGTTGATGTTGCCTTCCACAAATATCACCAGCACAGTGTTACCCACGTCGGGAGGAATAAACCACATGCCATAGCTCTGTTGACTGGATGCGTAATCAGGGTTTTTGGTCACTCCTGAATAGTTGGTCACTCCGTAATAAGGGCTGAGATATTTTACCTGCACACGCTGATTGGTCGCTGAGCCTGAATTTCCAGCAGAATTGGCTCGTAGCAGCTCAACTTCAAGAGTGCCTGAATATTTGCTATCTAGATGGCTGGTCACTATAGCTTCATATGGACCAGCATCTTTGCTGGAGAGTGTCTGTTTGGATCTTTTATCTAATGAGAACATATATTATTCCATCTCTGGGTTTTCTTCTAATTTGAATGGTTCTGGATCGTCAGAAATAGTGTTTGAAGCTTCTTGATTCACTACTCTGGCAGCACGTAAGGTTTGTGTGAATTGACCTTGATTAAAACTGCTGGCAACTTCATACAATTGATAAACTCCGCTGAATGAGTGCAATTTAATAAAATTCTCATTCAGTTGACTGGCATTATCTTTGAAAAACATCTGACCATTTGGACCGTAATCTATGGGTGTTCTAAAATTGATCACTATGAATACTCCATTAAAGTTGGACTCCATGCTGCCATCTTTGTTGATAAATTTTTGTGTACCACCAAGCGGACTATCCACTGATTGAGCTAGGTAGTTGCCTGTGCCACTGTCTGATAGGTAATATGGGTCTCCTAATATTTCCATTTCTATTTTATTCAATGATACCTGACCGGTCATGAAAAAATCATGCATTTCCAATGCAACTTTTTGTTCTGTGGTCAATTCCCCTGTGGCTTCTATGACCTGTTTCGTAGGGCTATAAAAAAAATTCGAAACTGCTTTGCCAGTGGGGATATTTTCGTTGGCCACCAAACTTGTGCTGGTGTCATTTTTTGACGATACTTTTTTCTTAGCCACTGCTGTTTTGTTGGGATCTTGTTTAGATTCACCCTGGTCCTGTGGAAAAAATGCTGTGAAAGAATTATTGATACGTATATCAAATTTCATTACATCTAAATTTTTACCTGTGTACAGATAATCATATTCCTTCACTACAAATTTATTGAATGAATCTGTAATTGTTTTCTTGTTTGGTTTGGCAAAAAAAGACTCATGCACTTTGTATTCTACCACGTCATACACTATAAATTTAGGATGATTTCCAGTCTTTTTTAACACATCCTGATCATTAATATAATAAACTCTTGGAATAACCTTAAACCATTGTTTGAACCCATCAGCGTCGCTATCGTCTAGGAGATAATTCACATAATCGCTGAACAATATCACGTTGGTGATGATATTTTCAATGCTGCTGCCTTTTTTGAAAGTAAGTTCTGCCAGTCTAGGATCCAATATGCGTGACATTGATATGCCTTTGCGCAAGATATCATAGAATTGTTTTTGATCATCATTCAACACACTTTTGAATTGATTGTCAGCGAAGTTCATTTTTGCAGTGCCTATGGCATTCATATCAGCCACCGGTTGTTCATATGTCAAACTGCTAGGAGTACTAACCACTGTGCCACCTGATCCAACAAGTGTTGTTTTTTGATCATCTTGGGTTTGTGTTGCTTTTTGATCTGATGTGAATCCAGTGCGTGAGCTTATATTTCGCAAATCTGATTCTTTGGGGAAATTAACAATGAAATCATCTGCTTTATTTTGTTTTACTTTATTAAACTCTGCCTGCAGGCTGGATTGCAAAAACTGCGACACAGTGAGTCCTCTGATTGTGACATCATGCGGAATCATCCTCACACTGTTCATCATAGCGTAGTCAGAATTTTGCGTTGCTTTGCAATCATAAGTTGCTCCGGATGCATCTGCTGAAAAATCTATACTTGTCCATCTTATGGGAATTATTCTCTTGGTATTGCTGTTGTTGTCATCCTGTATGTTTACTCTATTGCCATTGATGTCTGTGCCGATAAATTCTATGATCAAAGCATATGGAGCATCATTGTAGTTTTTATAACCTGCTTTCACAGCAGCCAATCGTATGGTTTCTATGAATACTCCAATGCTGTATGGTTCATACACGCTGAAAGTAATTTCACGCTTGTCAGCTGTACCGTTTGCTTGAGTTGCAGTGAAAACGTGAGTGAGATCAACATTTCCAATAAAGAATTCTCTAGTATTTTTTGCTCCAGACACACCGCCAGAAAAATCCAAATCGGAAGGCGTCTGTAATTTTGATTTTCCAGATCCACCACTGCGCAGTATTGTTACTTCAGGATTATCAACACGTAATTTGTAAGGAAAATTTATTTCATCCAAAGTGAGACAGGCCAGTGTGAAAATTGTGTTGAACGTATTGTATTTGTGAAATGGATTTTCTTGCTTGTTTGGAAACAAGATATTTGTACCAGCGTTAAAAGTCGACTGATTGGCCTTTATGCCGTCAATGGCAGTGTCGGAAGCAAATGTGTCTTGCGATGCCAGAGAAGTGTTAGCTCCTGGCACTTTTGTGCCTGCGGAGCGTCCTTGAATGGTCGCATTATAGCGCACATTAATGTTACTGCTGCCATCTTTCATGGATTAACTTCCTAAGGCTTGCCTTAATTTAGGTCCTTGCGGCAAATATATTTTAATTCCTGCAACAAGGTCATACACAGGGTCCTTCAAAATTTCCATATTGCGTTGAGCGAACACCCACCAGTATTTGCTGGATCCATAAAGATCATAGGCCAATAGATCAGGTCTGTGAGTGTATTGTGTGCCAACTGTGTAAAGCACGTCATCAGTGGAGGCTGGAATGGGTCTGATGGATAGCACATCCAAATACTGTTTATTTTTAATCTCGGTAGCGAACCAAGGACTGCTGCCTGCGTAATTGGTCATTAAATAAATCCTCCGGATCCTCTGATGTAGCCACCTCGCACAAACTCATCCATGTTGAATTGTGATATGCTGGATCTGCTGTATTGTGGCACACAGGTAACAAATATTTGACTTTGGGCAGGAGCCCAGGCATAATTTTTGAATGTGCCTTCATCAACATCTCCCAATGCATCTCTGTTCAAACCTGTCTGAATATAATTCACGTCTGCTGGCAACTCCACGTTGAAACTTGTCACTATCACAGGAACATTTTTGAATACAAAATCGCCGTATCCGTTCAACATCACCACTGGTGGGGGAGTGCCTGCTTCTGAACTGTTTTCACCATAGCGCATTTTGGTAACTATTCTCAAATAATGAATTGCTGCCACCCAATATTCGGCCTCCAATTGATTGGCGCAGAAAAAATCACCGTTAATTTGAAATTCTCCTACTACCGTGTTATTGTAAGAATTTAATGTATAGTTGGTGTGGGGTGGATTAGCATTACTGTAATTTGCTTGGTTATTCATAATGATAGAGGGGTTATATGGAAAGGTAAACCCTCCAGTGTTCATCAAAGGCAGCAGAAGCCTACTGTCCATCAAATTATTGGGTATGCTTAATTTAACACGCCAGTCTTTGGCTCCGGGCGGGGTCAACCCCTGCGCTGCGGTGTTAGTTTTCATGCTTGGCATTCCGTCTTTGGGTAAGGATTTTGATCTGATATCTGATGCAAACTTTAAAGGATTAAAATTCATCACTGAGGTGGCGGCTTTGCTTACTAACCCTAAAGGTCCTTCACTACCAAAAGACATAGGTACTGATTGTTCTGGTGATCTATCGTTTTCTGCCATATGTTCAAATATATTAAGTATTTATTGACAAAATTAACTGCGTAGTTTATACTGAAGGCTAATTATAAAGGAATTCGATGAAAAAAATCAACTACCTCAACAACAAAGACCTGTTGGAAGAAATACACAAATCCAAGAACAGCTATTGCAGTTACACCAAAGATGAACATCACAGATATGATGCTATTGTATACTCATTGGAAAAGATCAATGTGAGAACCATTGCAGAAGCCAAAAGAGTCAGAGCCAAAAGACTATCAGTGGAAGAATTTGAAAGACGCAAAGCCATAGATCCCAAAGTGAAACTGTCTGAATGTGAAGTGGACTACAAAAAAATTCAGAAGGAAGATTTAGTGTTCAGAGTGATGACCTATGATCACATACCCAACGAACCTGGGCGTAAGAAAAATCCCAAGAGTTCAGCAGACTCCAAAGTTAAAGTAAACTTTCCTGCCTTCCAACACTGGAAGTTTGACAGCAAAGACAATCTTTCATGTGTGGGCAAAAGTCACTGGGAAGGTGGCTTGCACAATGGCAAGTTCACTAAAGTTGGTGGTAAACCCACTGCCAAGTTGGCCATGATGTGGATGAAGCTGTGTGAACGATATGCCACTCGAGGCAATGTGAGAGGTTATACCTACAATGACGAGATGCAAGGACAGGCCATACTGCAATTGACTCAGATTGGATTGCAATTTGATGAATCAAAGTCCAACAATCCATTTGCTTACTACACAGCAGCAGTGACCAATTCTTTTGTGAGAATCATCAACATTGAAAAAAGAAATCAAAATATCAGAGATGATATTATGGAAATGAATGATATGATGCCTAGTTTTACCAGACAGAACAAAGAGTCATACGACAAAGCCATTGATAGAGAATTTAAAAAGAAATCCTAAAAGATTGACTTATTTTGGTTTTTGCCTTACAATATCAATTTAAAGGAAGATATTTGAATGTTTAAAAAAGCAGCAGTGTTCACTGACATACACTTTGGTTTAAAAAGCAACAGTGTGATACACAATCAAGACTGTGAAGAATTTGTGGATTGGTTTATTGATCAAGCCAAACAAAACAATTGCGAAACAGGCATATTCTGTGGCGATTGGCATCACAATAGAAATTCATTGAACTTGATGACCATGGATGTTTCCATCAAATGTTTGGAAAAACTGGGCAAAGCATTTGAAAAATTTTATTTCTTTCCAGGTAATCACGATTTATATTACAAAGACAAACGAGATATTCACTCAGTGGAGTTTGCTAGATTTATTCCAGGCATCACTGTGATCACAGAGACCACCACCATAGATGATGTTACTTTGGTGCCTTGGTTGGTGGGTGATGAATACAAACAAATTAAAAAAATCAAAAGTAGATACATGTTTGGTCATTTTGAATTGCCACACTTCTTAATGAATGCCATGATAGAGATGCCAGACACTGGATTGATACAGACTGGAGACTTTGTGAGTCAAGAATATGTGTTCACTGGACATTTTCACAAACGTCAAACAGCAAAAAATGTACATTACATAGGCAATCCCATGCCACACAACTATGCTGATGTGAATGATGATCAACGAGGCATGATGATCATGGAACATGGTGGTACTCCTAGATACATCAACTGGTTCAATTGTCCTAGATATCTAAAAGTTAATCTGGGCGAGCTATTGAATGATGCCAAAAATATTATCAAACCCAAAATGCATTTGCAGGTCACACTGGATATAGATATCAGTTATGAAGAAGCCAGCTTTATCAAAGAAACTTTTATAAAAGATTACAACTGCAGAGAGATTGTATTAATTCCAGGAAAAAAAGACGATGAAATGACCAGCACATTGGACATTACCCGTTTTGAATCTGTGGATGAAATAGTTAGCAAAGAAATCAATGCCATAGAATCCGACAGTTACAACAAAAATACACTGCTGGAAATTTACAGAGATCTACAATGATAAAAATTAAGAGTCTAACAGTTAAAAATTTCATGAGTGTGGGCAATCAAACCCAAGGCGTGGATTTTGACAATCAAAGACTCACACTGGTACTGGGAGAGAATTTGGATCAAGGTGGAGATGATGCTGGCAGCAGAAACGGCACTGGTAAAACCACACTGATCAATGCACTGAGTTATGGTTTGTTTGGAGAAGCACTCACAAAAATACGCAGAGAAAATTTAGTCAACAAGACCAACAACAAAAACATGTTGGTCACATTAACTTTTGAGAAAGATGGTATAAAATATCGCATTGAAAGGGGAAGACGTCCCAATACTCTGAGATACTTTATCAATGACAGTGAACAAGAGATCACTGATGAGAGCCAAGGAGACAGTCGTATGACTCAGGCTGCTATCAATCACATGTTGGGATTGTCACATTCCATGTTCAAACACATATTGGCATTGAACACTTACACTGAACCGTTTTTAAGCATGAGTGCCAGCGATCAGAAAGATATCATTGAACAATTACTGGGCATCACACTGCTGAGCGAGAAAGCAGAATTGCTCAAAGACAAGATCAGAGTCAGCAAAGAAGACACAGCCATGGAAAATGCTCGTTTGGAAGGTTTAAAGATGAGCAATGAGAAGATCAAAGAGACCATCAATTCATTGAGCAACAAAGAAAAAATTTGGAACACACAAAAGAATTTAGACATTGAAAAACTTAAAAAGTCCATCTCAGAGTTGGAAGCAGTTAACATTGAACAAGAACTGGTGTCACATCAACAGTTGGAAGAATGGACCAAATTCAGCAATGAATTAAAACAATTACAAAAGGACAAGAGCAGTTTGGAAACAACACTGTTGCAATCAGACAAAACAGTCAAAAAAGTAGGACAAGATTTGGATAATTTGCATGACAACTCTTCTTGTTATGCGTGTGGTCAAGAATTGCACACAGATAAATTTTGTGAAATACAATTGAAACTGGAAGAAGAATATGGTGATGCTGTGAATTACAATATGAGCATTGTGGATGAAATTGCAGTGATAGAAGAAGCAGTCAAATTGCTGGGCGCACAAGCACAATCACAACCACCTGAAACATTTTACAGCACCATCAAAGAAGCCTATGAACACAGACAGTATTTAGAAACCTACAAGACCACATTGAAAAACAAAGAATTGGAACAGAATCCTTATGTGGATCAAATCACAGAGCTGAGCACAGAAGCACTGCAAGAATTGGATTGGAGCGAAGTGAATCGTTTGCAAACACTCAAAGACCATCAAGAATTTTTATTAAAACTATTGACCAACAAAGACAGTTTCATAAGAAAGAAGATCATAGATCAAAATTTAGCATTCTTAAACAACAGATTAACACACTATCTCACAGCACTGGGCTTGCCACACACAGTTATATTCAAAAACGATTTGAGTGTGGAAATCACCCTATTGGGTCAGGATTTAGACTTTGATAATTTGAGCAGAGGTGAACGTAATAGATTGATATTGGGATTGAGCTTTGCTTTCCGCGATGTTTGGGAGAGTTTGTATCAGGACATCAATCTGTTGTTCATAGATGAATTGATAGATTCTGGTTTGGACACAGCAGGTGTGGAATCATCCTTGGCCATATTGAAACGCATGAGCAGGGAACGAGGCAAGAGCATATATCTAATCAGTCACAAAGACGAATTAATGGGCAGAGTAAACAACACATTAAAAGTAATCAAAGAAAACGGATTCACTTCCTACAGCAATGCTGTGGAAGTGCATGAAATTTAAAAGGATTTATGGACGACACACACGATCAGTTGACCAAGGCCTACATGAACTATTTCAAATACAATGAAAAGTTTGCCAAAAGGCCCAGCCGTCAGAGCAAAATACATTCACGCAAATGGTTGAGTGAGATACGCAAACTCAGTCGCACACGCCGAGCAGAGATTGTGCGTGAATACAACCAGCACAAAGACCGCACCCGCAAACAGTAGCACGGCGCAGCCGCTGCGGTAGACGCTACAGTTTGTACGAAGTACAAAGCTGCGGCACAAAAAATTTCTTTCTCCTTTTGGTACCAAAATATTCCTGTCACTGCCAAAATATTCACAATATTCAAGACTGCTGCAGACAAAATCATGTCACAGTAAGTACCAGTATGCCATGGATGTATCAGGACCAACCCATAGATTCTCTGCCGGAAGGCACAGTGGGATTTGTGTATCTGATCACCAATCGCACCACAGGTCGCAAGTATGTGGGTAAGAAATTGGCACAGTTTAAAAAATCTCGTCCGCCCCTGAAAGGTCGCACCAACAGACGTCGCAGTCTGGTGGAGAGTGATTGGAGAGACTATTGGGGCAGCAACGATGTGCTGATGCAGGATGTGCAGCGTTTGGGCCCGGATCAGTTCACCAGAGAAATACTCTACATCTGTCGCAGCCGCGGCGTGATGGGTTATTTGGAGGCTCTGGAACAGTTTGAACGTGGAGTGTTGGAGTCGGATGAATACTACAATGGCATCATCAATGTGAGAATAGGCAGCAGCAATCTGCTGCGAGAAGAATTAAAAAGGCTCAAGGCAAAAATATAGCAACCGTGCAGATCGTGAGATCCAGGAAATACGTCTTGAAAAGATGGTGAATCCTGAGTTGCAAACTGAGGCAAAAACGATGGTGCTCTGTGAAAAAGACACAACACCCACACAGATCAGTGGCTTGAACTGCTGATTGAGTGTTCCGTAGCAAATGAAGTCAGCCTGAGGGGGTATAGGGCTACCGCCCCGTGTAGTGATGGCTGTTCAAGATGGCGTGCTTATCTCGTATGACGTCACCACTTCTCCCGATTCTGGGAGAAGTATGGATCCACTATCTGTATGAGCGAGCAGTTGCTTCGCAACTTGATTGATTCAAACAGTGAGAGCGCAGCGATCACTTGGACGAACTGGTTCGTCCACTAC